CTGCGTGGATTAAAGAAGGCGCTAAAGGCAAGTTCATGAGCTTGTCGGTATCGGAGAAGGAGCAGCGCCAAGAAGCCGCTCCAAGCCGACAGCAGCGACCGCCTGCGGATGATTTCGACGACTCGATACCATTCTGATCTGCTTATCAAGCTGCTTAACATGCTAAGCGCAAGATTCCACCATGCCCCGCCATAGAGCGGGGATTTTTTAGGACAAAATCATGGATTACGCAGATTTTCTGCGCACAAAGCACATCGCGCCACAGATGGACGGCATCAAATACAGCGGGGAATTGAATCCACGTCTTTTCGACTACCAGCGAGAGGTGCTGGATTTTCTGCTGCGCGCTGGGCGTGGCGCGGCGTTCCTCGATACCGGGCTTGGCAAGACGCTGACGCAGCTTGATTGGGCGAGGATCGTCAACCAGACGACAAACAAGCCGGTATTGATTTTGACGCCGCTTGCAGTTGCGGCTCAGACGGCACGCGAGGCGGATAAATTCGGCATCGATGCTGCTGTTGTGCGCGACCAGTCAGGGATTAAAAACCGTATCAACATCACCAACTATGACAGGCTTGAAAACTTCGATTTAACCGAGTTTGCTGGCGTGGTTCTGGATGAGTCGTCGATCCTGAAAAACTTTACCGGCAAAACGCGCAACGCGCTGGTAAACGCATTCGCAAATACGCCGTATCGACTGGCCTGCACGGCAACACCAAGCCCGAACGATCATACCGAGCTTGGCAATCATAGCGAGTTTCTCGGCGTGTTGAATCACGGCGACATGCTGCCGCGCTGGTTCATCAACGACACGATGAACACTGGCGACTGGCGGCTAAAAGGCCACGCTATCAAACCATTCTGGGATTGGGTAGCGAGCTGGTCGCGCTGTGTTTCGCGCCCGTCTGATCTTGGCTATTCGGATCACGGCTTTGAGTTGCCAGACCTGAACATTCACCGCCATGTAATCGAGTTTGAATCGCAAGCGGAAACGCAGGGCCAGTTATTTGCATCGCCTGAACTGTCCGCAACAGGCATCCACGCGGTTAAACGCGAATCTGTCGAAGCCAGGGCGCAGAAGGTGGCAGAGATGGTCAACGGCAACGATGATTCATGGCTGATCTGGTGCGATACCGACGACGAAGCCGATTACCTGACGCGGCTGATCCAGGATGCAGTTGAGGTGCGCGGATCGCACAAGCCAGAGCAGAAGGAAGAACGATTGCTTGGATTCGCTGATGGAAAGATTCGCGTGCTCGTCACCAAGCCCAAGATTGCCGGTTTTGGCATGAATTGGCAGCACTGCGCAAACATGGCTTTTGTTGGCCTGTCGTACAGCTATGAGTCCTTCTATCAGGCGGTTCGGCGCTGCTGGCGATTCGGCCAGGTGCGTGATGTGAATGCGCATTTGGTGATGACGCATGCAGAGGCCGCCATCTGGCGCAACGTATCAGGAAAAGCCGACAGCCACGACGCCATGAAAGCAGAAATGCGGGCCGCCATGCTGCGCAATGCTGGCGTCAAAGTCGAACAACGAAAAACCTATCAACCAAAAACGGCCAGCAATCTGCCTGACTGGCTGCGGAGTGCATGACATGAACGTATTGAACGAACACCACGGGCGCAATTTCAGCGTCTACAACGCAGACTGCGTGGAATTTGCCGCCGGTCTGCCGGATAACTCGATTGATTTCACCGTTTACAGCCCGCCGTTTAGCAACCTTTTCGTGTACTCGGACAGCGAGCGCGACATGGGCAACGCAGCAGACGATGATGAGTTTTTCGAGCATTACAAGTTTCTGCTGCGAGAGTTGTTCCGCGCAACGCGACCAGGGCGACTGTCTGCCGTGCATGTGTCTGACATCCCGCTGACGAAGTGGAAGGATGGAGTCGTTGGCATCAAGGATTTCAGCGGCATGACCGTTCGAGCGCACGAAGAATGCGGATGGACGCTACACAGCAAAATCACTATCTGGAAATGCCCGGTCGTGGAGATGACACGCACCAAAGCACTTGGCTTGCTCTACAAGCAGCTTTGCAAAGACAGCAGCCGCAGCCGCGCTGGCATGCCTGATTATCTGCTGATCTTCCGCAAAGACGGCGACAACGAGAAGCCAATCGGCCACAATCCAGATGATTTCCCGGTTGACCTGTGGCAGAAGTGGGCAAGCCCGGTTTGGATGGATATCCAGCAGACCAACACTCTGAACGTCAAAGCTGCACGCGAGGACAAGGACGAAAAGCACATCTGCCCGCTGCAACTGGATCTGATTGAGCGTGCGCTGATTATGTGGAGCGCACCAGGCGACACGGTTTACAGCCCGTTCACCGGTATCGGTAGCGAGGGCTATATGTCGCTAAAGCTGGGCCGCAAGTTTGTCGGCACCGAGCTAAAGCCGGCCTATTTCAAGCAGGCTGTGCAATATCTGCAATCGGCAGAAGCGCAGCCAGTTGACTTGTTTGCGGAGGCGTCATGATCCCCCTGAAAATCATGGTCGGCCAGCTTACAGGTCAGCCAATCGCGTTCGCGCCAAAGGCGCAGCGCGTCATTGTCAGTGACGATTCGCCAAGCAAGGCTGAGGAACGAATCGTCGCGGTGATGTCATTCATCAAGGAATGGCCAGACGCACTACACACAGAAGGGTTCACGACGAGCCAGCTGTCACGGCGCGGGCCATGCGGAGAAAAGATCGCATGCGCTGCTGTGAAGCGACTTATTGAGTCGGGTTATCTGGTTGATCTCGGCATTAAGCGACAGGGAGCACCACTGTATCGGAGGGCTGACCATGGCAAAATCAAAAGCGCCGCGTAAGGCATACCAGCCGCGCCGAATCACAAACGACATGGCCAACAAGATCGTTTACAGCCGGATATTCCGCGCCAGCGTTGAGCCAATCAGCCAGACGCAAATCACCGCCCTGATGATGCCTTTCCGCACCACTATCGACGCGCTGCAGCGTGGCGTGTTGACGCTGGAACAGTGGACAAGCATCAACGAGATGAACCTGTTTTCGTTCCACTTGGCGGCGCGCTTGCACAAAGCCGCCGCTCAGGATTTCGCCAAGGAGCAGATAGCCGCCAGTCAGCCAACGTTTGAGGCCGCAGCCGATGCGCTGTATCAGATTGGCGTCCGCTGGAAAAGCCGAAGCAGGTTTGTGGCAACGGGTGATGAGTTGAAACCAATCAAGGAATCGGCCAACTGGCTGGATGAGCTGCTGCAGATTGCACCGGAAGGCATGGCACTGGACGCGCTTATGGCAGCAGAGAAAGACATTGAGCAGTTTTGGAGAAAGCAAGCATGACACACCACATCGATAACGCCCTGCTGATGCACGGCGAAGAGCCGGCAATTCCATATCCAGCGCTGAAATCCATCGTCAATGATGCGCTGAAACCAGATTGCGATGACCGGCATGCGGCGCTGCAGCGTCAGGTTGAGGCGCTTGAAGAGGCCAATAAGCGGCTGGCAGATGAGCGTGATTTTTACATGAGCCAGTGCCATGCGTATGAGGCGCGGCTGGCTGGGAAGGTGTACGACTGATGGACGAAAAACAGTACCTGGTCGTCACCAGCAGACTGCCGCCGTTGACATACGACGAAGCCAAGGCGCATGCCGCCAAGGTGGCGCTGCGTGAAGGCAACGGGCAAGCCCACGTCGTCAAGATCGTGGCCACGGTTGAGTATTCGCCGGAATGGAAGGAAGCGAAATGAAAACAATCGAACAGCGCATTGCCGATATGGAAGCGCAACTAGCGATGCTTAAGGAAAAGGCCAAAGCAGGTGGCGATGTATGGCCGAAGATTGGTTGTTCGTTTTACTACATAGGAGCGCTTGGCGTTTACCGTGACGTTTGGAATGATTTGGCGACAGACAAATACAAAATTGAAACCGGCAACGCTTTCAGGTGCCGAGAAGAAGCCAATCTAGGATTAGAGTACCGCAAGGTGCTGACCGAGCTTCGCAAGCTGGCGAAGGCTAGCTGGGGCGGTGGAAACGCAGACTGGAGCAGAGCCGGTCAATATAAGTGGGAGCTGTTTTATGACCTCAAAGAAAAAGAATGGAGCGCTAGAGACATTGGACTTTCCCAAACACAAGGGGCCGTTTATTTCGCCACTGGGCACGATGCAGAGGCCGCAATCGAAACAATCGGCGCAGACCGCCTGATGCTACTGCTGGAGGATTGAGCATGACACCAGAACAGAAACAGGCCGCAGAGGCGGCGCTCGACCCGGCATCAACCGCCGCGATACTTCTTCGAGAGCACGACAACGTGGAGCAGGCGATAGTTTACGCCGAGCGCATGGCGCAACGCTACGCAGATTCCAGAAACATGATGGCGTTGGACTATCAGAACGCAGCTAAGGAGTTAAAAGAATGGAAGCGAAACAAGCCACGCCGCACCACGAATTGATTGCGCAGTTGCTGGATTCTCGTATCCCAAAAACAGAGCGCGAACATGCAGCGGCTCGTGAGATTGAGAGGCTACGCGCCGCCCTGCTACAAGAGCTTATCGAAGCGCCGGAGCCTGAGCCGGTGGCCCGCGTGACTGGCTACTACGGCGGGGGGTTGCCGGGGGGCGACAGAGCGCAGGGGGGGGGGG